CCTAAAAAATGCTCCGGGGGGATATTTGGGGGAAAGTCTCTCATTTAAACCCTGCAAGAACTCACTGGAAAGGAGTTGAATCTATGGCTTCGCGTCCGAGAACTCCCGACAACGAGCGACCAAGGGATCGTGCGCCGGCAACAACTCCGGAACAAAGTGAGAACCAGATGGTTCGACTGGCTACTGACCTTGCTGCGAAGCAGATGAAGGACGGTACAGCCTCCTCACAGGTCATCACTCACTTCCTCAAGCTTGGAACTGAGCGAGAGAAGCTCGAGCGCGAGAAGATTCGCTCCGACGTGGAACTCGCCAAGGCCAAGATCGAGGCGATCGAGTCACACCAGAAGATCCAGGAGCTCTATACCGAGGCCATGCAGGCGTTCAAGTCCTACTCAGGCCATGATCCGATGGAGCTACCCGATGCGGAGTAGATCTTATTCGGAACTTCGCCGTCTGGACTCATTCGAGGATCGCTTTCGCTACCTCTCCCTCAAGGGAACGGTTGGCGAGACAACCTTCGGCTGGGATCGGTGGATGAACCAGATGTTCTACACCTCTGCTGAGTGGAAACACGTTCGGCACGAGGTGATCGCTCGAGACAACGGCTGTGACCTTGGAGTCGAAGGCTTCGAGATTCACGACCGCGTCTACATCCACCACATGAACCCGCTTTCACGGGATGATCTTGTTCACGGCAACGCAGACATCCTCGATCCCGAGTTCCTCATCTCGGTAACACACAAGACTCACAACGCAATCCACTACGGCGACGAGTCGATCCTGCAACGGGTCGTATTCACAGAGCGCCGGCCCGGAGACACCACGTTGTGGTAACGAAAGGAACGCGCATGTCCACTTCTGACTACGACTTCCCCGATGTCCCCGAGGTTCCTGCCGAGCCTGAGGACGAGAACCCCGACGAGCTCGTCGGCGAGGAAGTTGACGACCCGACGGAGGCTGGTGACGAGTGAGCTACTACCTCATTCCATGTCTCGCCAAGCTCCGCGAGGAAGTCAACGATCGTTTTCCCCGTCGGGACAAGCGAAGCGATGGCTGGATCGGCGATCCGTCCCACGCAGCTCGCAAGTCGAGTCACAACCCCGACTACGCCCATGGTGGCGCCGTCAGGGCGATCGACATCGACGTGGACGACAATGATCCCAACAAGGATCTGCGTCTCCAGGTCATCGCGGCCTGCAAGGGTGACCCCCGAGTCTGGTACATCATCAGCAACGGGATCATCTGGTCTCGTACGCACGGCTGGAAGGCTCTTCAGTACACCGGAGAGAACCAGCACTTCTCCCACGTCCACATCTCGGCCGTCGAGGACCAGAGGCAGTGGACGAACACCGCTCCGTGGTTCAAGTTCGACACCTGGTCGTGGAATCCCAACGTGGTTTCGGATCTCGCTCTCATCCAGGAGCAGTTCCAGATCAAGCAGGGGATGCGAGAGGGCACTCTCAAGCGCTACCACGGTGTCGCCGCGATCCAGAACGCCCTGAACGTCAAGTTCCTTCCTCCGGGCCGCAAGCTCGAGGTCGACGGCTGGGTTGGCGCTGCCACCCTCCAGGCTTGGCGTGAGTTCGAGTCCTCCCACAAGGGAACTGACTCTGCGGGTACCCCCGACCCGACGAGCCTCCGTGAGATGGAGATCCTCTACCGGTTCAAGGGACCCGAAATCCGGTAACAGAGGAGAATCTCATGGAGAACAGCATTCTCGATAGCGTGAAGAAGGTTCTCGGGATCGACAAGACCTACACGGCTTTCGATACCGACATTCTCATGCACATCAACACGATTCTCGCTGTTGTGACGCAGCTGGGAGTCGGTCCGACCGAGGGTTACGCTATCGAGGATGCTCAACCCACCTGGGTGGATTTTCTCGGTGAGGACCCGCGGCTCAACGACGTCAAGACGTACGTATACCTCCGAGTTCGCCTCTTGTTCGACCCTCCGACTACCTCCTTCACGCAAGATGCGATCAAGGAGCAGTACAAGGAGCTCGAGTGGCGAATCAACGTCCACAGAGAGGATGAATCATGGGTAGCTCCCAGCTGACCCTCGACGAACTCGTCGCGGCAGTCGTCGAGAAGGGGATCAAGCACTACGGCGTCAAGGGAATGAAGTGGGGTGTCCGCAAGAAGCGCACCATTTCCTCCACCACCGTCTCTCCCGGCGGCAGGAATACCGGCAGAACGAAGGTGGAGCTCAGCGACGCTGACAAAGCGAAGTCCAAGACGCTTTCGGACGACGCAGCCCGCGCCGCCACGTCCCAGGCCAAGGTGAAGACGGCTCGTTCGACGAGTTCCCTCTCCAACAAGGAGCTTCAGGATCTGGTCACTCGGATGAACCTCGAGCAGCAGTACGACAGGCTCAACGAGAGCCAGAAGTCGGCGGGTGCCAAGTTCATCCAGCAGCTCCTCATCGGCGCCGGCAAGCAGCAGGCTCAGCAGATCGTGAATCAGGAGGTCGGCCGTCAGGTCGGCGCGTCGGTTGGTCGTCGATACACCTCCGGCAACACCTCCAAGAAGAACCTGGGCCCCGAGAAGCGTCAGTACTGATTGGAGGTTGGTAGATGACTCTGTCGAACACAGCGGTGCCGCGCTACTACGGCGAATTCAGAGAGAAGGTTCTTGCAGGAGAGATACCTGTGAACCGCGAAATCTCTATGGAGATGAACCGCATCGACGATCTCATCGCCAACCCGAACATCTGGTACGACGACCAAGCTATCGACGGTTGGATCCGCTTCTGCGAGAACGAGATGACACTGACGGACGGTGCAAACCTCCATCTGCTCTTCTCGTTCAAGCTTTGGGCTGAGCAACTCCTCAGCTGGTTTTACTTCGAGGAACGCAGCGTCTACGAGCCGACTCCTGACAACCATGGCGGTCATTACGTCAAGAAGGTGGTCAAGAAGAGGCTCGTGACGAAGCAGTACTTGATCGTGGCACGAGGTGCGGCCAAGTCGTTGTACGAATCTCTGATCCAAGCTTACTTCCTGACGATCGACACGACCACTACCCATCAGATCACGACCTCGCCCACCATGAAACAGGCCGAGGAAGTGATGCAACCGATCTCGACAGCGATTGTTCGAAGTCGTGGTCCGTTGTTCAAGTTCATGACTGAGGGTAATGTCAGGAATACCGCCGGCAATCCCTTCCAGAGACAGAAGCTTGCTTCGACCAAGAAAGGCATCGAGAACTTCCTGACGAACTCGCTGCTTGAAGTTCGGCCGATGACGATCAACAAGCTTCAGGGTCTCCGCACCAAGTGCAACACCGTCGACGAATGGCTGTCTGGTGATCTCCGAGAGGACGTCATCGGTGCCATCGAGCAGGGCGCATCCAAGATCGACGACTATGTCATCCTGGCCGTCAGCTCCGAAGGTACCGTCCGTAACGGTTCCGGCGACACAATCAAAATGGAACTCGCAACCATCCTCAAGGGCGAGTACTACGCACCGCACGTCTCGATCTGGCACTACAAGCTTGACAGCTTGGAGGAAGTCAAGGATCCGGCGATGTGGCCCAAAGCCAATCCCAACATCGGCATCACGGTTTCATACGAGACCTACCAACTGGACGTTGAGAGGGCCGAGAAAGCCCCGGCTGCGCGGAACGACATCCTGGCAAAGCGGTTCGGTATCCCCATGGAGGGCTACACGTACTTCTTCGCCTATGAGGAGACTCTCCCGCACAAGCGGGCCGAGTTCTGGAAGCTGCCATGCGCCATGGGCGCGGACCTTTCTCAGGGTGACGACTTCTGTGCGTTTACCTTCTTGTTCCCGCTCAGTCGAGAACGATTCGGCGTGAAGACTCGAAGTTACATCTCAGAGCTTACGCTCATGAAACTCCCCGGCGCCATGCGTCAGAAGTACGACGAGTTCATCAACGAGGGAAGCCTGCACGTCCTGGATGGATCCATCCTCGACATGATGGAGGTCTACGACGATCTGGATGCCTTCATCGAGCAGTGCGAGTACGACGTTCGCGCCTTCGGGTACGACCCGTACAACGCCAAGGAGTTCGTCACACGCTGGACCACCGAGAACGGTCCTTTCGGGATCGAGAAGGTGATTCAAGGCGCCAAGACAGAATCTGTTCCACTGGGAGAGCTCAAAACCTTGAGTGAAGAGCGCCTCCTCATCTTCGATCAAGATCTGATGAGCTTTACCATGGGTAACGCCATCACTCTCGAGGATACCAACGGCAACCGGAAGCTCTTGAAGAAACGATACGACGAGAAGATCGACAACGTGTCCGCTCTACTCGACGCTTGGGTTGCGTACAAGGTCAACAAGGAGGCATTCGAATGAGAGGAGGTGACACATGGCTGGCATCACGTCAAGGTTGAAGCACGCGTGGAATGCGTTCACTGGACAGCCGGAGAACGAGCAGTACAGGGACATTGGCGAGTACGTCTCGACATATTCTGGGCGACCAGACCGTCCGACTCCTCGCTTCCAGAACGAACGTTCGATCATCTCCGCGATCTACAACCGAATCGCCCTTGATGCAGCTTCCGCTGACATTCGACACATCCGCCGGGACAACGACGAGCGTTACGAAGAGGACATCGACAGCAATCTGAACAACTGCCTCAAGGTGGAGGCGAACATCGACCAAGGTGCTCGTCACTTCATCCGAGACATCGTCCATACGCTGTTCGATGAGGGCTGCATCGCGATTGTTCCGATCGACGTGACCCTGAATCCGATTCAGACTGCCGGCTGGGACGTTCTGACCATGCGCATCGGGATCATCACTGCGTGGTATCCGGATCACGTGCGAGTCAGCGTGTTCAACCAGCAGAAACAGCGTCGAGAGGAGATTCGTCTCGCCAAGAAGTACGTGGCGATCGTCGAAAATCCTTTCTACACGGTGATGAACGAGCCGAACTCAACTCTTCAGCGGCTGCTCAGGAAGCTCTACCTCCTGGACGTCGTCGACGAGGCCACGAGCTCGGGGAAGCTTGACCTGATCATCCAGTTGCCGTACGTCGTGAAGTCGGAGAGCCGTCGAACCCAGGCGGAACAGCGACGGAGCGACATCGAGTGGCAGCTGAAGGGGTCGAAGTACGGAATCGCCTACACCGACGGTACCGAGAAGATCGTCCAGCTCAACCGTCCGACTGAGAACAAGCTCCTCGAGCAGATCGAGTACTTGTTCGGGCTTCTGTACAGCCAGCTCGGCATCACCAAGGAGATCATGGATGGAACCGCCGACGAAGCGGCCATGATCAACTACTACAACCGTACGGTCGGCCCCGTTCTCGAGGCGATCGTCGAGGCCATGCGGCGCACCTTCCTCACGAAGACTGCTCGCACTCAAGGCCAGTGGGTTACCTACTTCCGTGACCCATTCAAGTTCGTTCCGATCAGTGACATCGCGGAGATCGCCGACAAGTTCACTCGGAATGAGATTGCGTCTTCGAACGACATCCGAACTGCTATCGGTTGGAAGCCGTCGAAGGAAGCTAAGGCCGACAAGCTCCTGAACAGCAACATGCCGGCTCCGTCGGAGCTAGCACTCAGCAAGAGACAATCAATTGAGGAAGGAGACAGTCAAAATGGTAGTCGCTACCGCCAAGAAGCCTGACTTCGTCGGCATCGCCACCAAGGCTGGACTCGTGTGCTCCGACGGTCGGACCATCATGCCGGATGCTTTCAAGCACATGGACGGCCAGAAGGTTCCGCTCATCTGGCAGCACGGCCACGAGAACGTGGACAACGTTCTCGGCTACGCCATCCTGCACGCCGTCAACGGAGACGTGGAGGCTCACGCCTACTTCAACTCCAGCGAGGCCGGCAAGAAGGCGAAGGTAGTGGTTCAGCACGGCGACGTCGAGTCGCTGTCGATCCGCGCCAACAAGCTCGTGGAGCGCGCGAAGCAGGTGTTCCATGGCGTCATCAACGAGGTCAGCATTGTGCTTCAGGGTGCCAATCCCGGCGCCAAGATCCAGAACGTGGCCCTCGAGCACGCCGACGGATCCATCGACCCCATCGAGGACGAGGCTCTCATCTGGACCGGCCTTCCGCTCAAGGATGTCGACCAGACCGTCGAGCACGCTGACGACGATGAAGGCCTGGACATCCAGGCGGTCTTCGAGACCCTCACCCCCGTGCAGAAGGACGTCGTCGAGGCCATGGTCGGCGCGGCGATCGAGGCTGCCGGTTCCACCGCTCAGCACGAAGACACCAACGACGAGGGCGACCTCGAGCACAAGGAAGGCAGTGAATCCATGACTCGGAACGTTTTCGAGACCAACAAGGACGACGTCACCCACGGCGGAGACGCCGGCACCACCTTCGACGTGACCTCCGAGCACGTCAAGGAGATCGTCCAGTCCGCCATCAAGAGCTCCAGCGGCTCTCTCATGGCTGCGGCTCGGGACTTCGCTCTCGAGCACGGCATCCGCGACATCGAGGTTCTCTTCCCGGAGGCCCGTAACGTCACCACGACCCCCGACTTCGACAAGCGTCGGACCGAGTGGGTCGCGAACGTTCTCTCCAACTGCAAGAAGCTGCCCTTCACCCGGATCAAGAACGTCGTCGCGGACATCACGCAGGACGAGGCTCGTGCCCGGGGCTACATCAAGGGCAACCTGAAGAAGGAGGAGTGGTTCGGTCTCGTCTCCCGGACGACCGGCCCCACCACCATCTACAAGAAGCAGGGCCTCGACCGTGACGACATCATCGACATCACGGACTTCGACGTCGTCAACTGGCTGTGGGGCGAGATGCGCCTCATGCTGGACGAGGAGGTCGCTCGCGCGGTTCTGATCGGCGACGGTCGCCCCGTGGAGGACCCGGCCAACCCGGGCCAGCCCAACCCCGACAAGATCAAGGACCCGGCCGGCGCCAACGAGGGTGCGGGCATCCGCTCGATCCTCCTGGACGACGACCTCTACGCGGCCACGGTCACCCTCGAGAGCGGCATCACCCCGGCAGCCACCGTCGACGGTGTCGTGGAGCAGATGGGTCTGTACAAGGGCACCGGCACGCCGACCCTGTACACCACCCGCGCTGCGGTCACCCGTCTCATGCTCGCCCGGGATGGCATGGGCCGCCGGCTCTACCGCACCAAGGCGGAGCTGGCCGACGAGCTCATGGTCGCCGCGATCGTCGAGGTCGAGGTCATGGAGTCGCAGCCGGACGTGTTCGGCATCGTCGTCAACCTCGTCGACTACAGCATCGGCACCGACCGCGGTGGCCAGATCGCCACGTTCGACGACTTCGACATCGACTACAACAAGTACAAGTACCTGATCGAGACCCGGCTCTCCGGCGCTCTCACCAAGATCCGGTCGGCGCTCGTCATCAAGTGGGCCGCGGCTGGCGCCACCCTCGTCGCTCCGGCTGAGCCGGCCTTCGACGGTACCTCGGTGACCATCACCGACCAGGCTGGCGTCGTCTACAAGAACGCCGAGACCGACACGGTCGTGAACGCCGCCGGCAGCCCGTACGCTGTCGCGGAGGGCGACTCCATGATGGTCGTGGCTACCCCGGCCAACGGCTACTACTTCTCGAACAACGTCGAGGACGAGTGGGTCTTCACCAACGAGGTCTGACAGGGGGCTGCGTAGACGATGGCTAAGTTCTATGGCAAAATCGGCTACGGGTTTCAGGTAGAAAGCGCCCCCGGGGTTTTCAAAGACGAGATTGTCGAGCGTCAGTATTACGGAGATGTCATTCGTAATACGCGAAAGCTCCGGGAAGGCGAGTACCTGAACAACGACCTGTCGGTCGGCAACTCGATCAGCATCATGGCTGACGAGTACGTCAACGAACATTTTCACGCCATCCGATACGTCGAGTGGGCGGGGGTGCTCTGGAAGGTCTCAGAAGTTGAGGTCGAGCGCCCTCGCCTGCTCCTCAGGTTGGGGGAGGTGTACAATGGCCCAGTCCCGTCTGAAGCTCCATGAGCTGCTATTGACGTTCTGTCCGAACGTATATTTCCAGCCAACTACGAACACTCAGATGGCGTATCCCGCGATCGTCTACAAGAGAGACTTTGCGGAAACGCTGTTCGCTGACAACGACCCATATCGCCGAGAGAAGCGGTACATGGTCACTGTTATCGACCGGGATCCGGACAGTGTGATCCCAGACAAGGTGGCCGATCTCCCGATGTGTAGCTTCAATCGATTCTACACGGCCGGAGATCTCAACCACGATGTCTACACGATCTTCTTTTAGGAGGAAGAACAATGGCAGAAATCACCTGGGATGGCACTGGCGAGAAGGTCTTCGAGACCGGAACCGACCACGGCGTCCTCTACCCTGTGGACGACAACGGCGACTACCCGCTGGGTGTTCCGTGGAACGGTCTGACGGCCGTCAACGAGACCCCCTCGGGCGCTGAGTCCAACCCGCAGTACGCGGACAACATCAAGTACCTGGACATCCGGTCGGCCGAGGAGTTCGGCGCCACCATCGAGGCCTTCACGTACCCGCGCGAGTTCGCTGCGTGCGATGGCACCGCGGTCGTCAACGGCGTCGAGATCGGTCAGCAGGGTCGCCGAGGCTTCGGCTTCAGCTACCGCACGCTCAAGGGCAACGACACCCTCGGCACGGACTACGGCTACAAGCTGCACCTCATCTACGGTGCTACCGCGGCTCCGTCCGAGAAGAACAACACCACCGTGAACGACTCGCCGGAGGCCATGACCTTCAGCTGGGAGCTCACGACCACCCCGGTTCCGATTCCTGGGACCAACCCGGTCACCGGCAAGCCGTACAAGCCGACCGCGATCCTGACGATCGACTCGACCGAGCACACGCCGGCTCAGATGGCTGCTCTGGAGGACATCCTCTACGGCACCGCCGGCGCCGACCCGCGTCTGCCCATGCCGGCCGAGGTCATCGCGCTGTTCGCAGGCAGCATCACCGAGGTGGAGACTGTCGCTCCGACGTACGACGCCGGCACCGACATGATCACCATCCCGAACGTCGCTGGCGTGAACTACTACGTCAACGGCGAGCAGGTTCCGGCCGGTCCGTACGGTCCGATCACCGAGGACACCGTGGTCAACGCCATGCCGGCTGACGGCTACAGCTTCACGGAGACCTCGGACACCGACTGGACCGTCAACTTCGCCTGATCGAAAGGAGACCAGGGAATGCTCAGACTCGACGTTGAAACTGAATACTTCGATGAAGACAAGGAAGAGTTCGTCACTGAGATCTTCCATGTCGAGCTCGAGCATTCCCTGGTCTCCCTTTCAAAATGGGAGTATGAGTACGAAAAGCCGTTCCTCGGCAAGGAAGAGAAGACCGACGAAGAGATTCTCGGTTACATCCGCGCCATGCTCGTGTCTCCGAGAGAGGAAGAGCTCCCGTCCAAGTGGTGGGGACGCCTCACTCAAGATCATCTCAACGCGATCCACAAGCAGATCGACGCCAAGCATTCGGCTACGTGGTTCAACGACTCAACGAACGAGCCGCCGAGCCGTGAGGTCATCACCTCTGAGCTTGTCTACTACTGGATGATCGCTCATCAGATCCCACCCCAGTACGAGACCTGGCATCTGAGTCGACTGTTCACGCTCATTCGGATCTGCGGTTTGAAGAACGCTCCGCCTGAGAAGCGGAAGAAGATGAGCGCGGCCGATCGTCGCCGGTTGAACGAAGAGCGACTGAAGATGTACAACACCAACGGATAGGAGGGGACATGCGCCTGGCTTGGGATGAACCCGGAGAGAAGTTCTTTGAGATCGGCACAGACCGAGGCGTCCTCTTTCCCGAGACTGGTCCCGGCGTGGCTTGGAACGGTCTCGTTTCGGTGTCAGAAGACGTTTCTGGTGGCGCCGTTGAGTCGTACTACATCGACGGCTTGAAGTACATCGACCACGTCAACAACGAAGACTTTCAGGCGTCGATCGAGGCATTCTCGGCGCCCAAGGAGTTTGCAGCCAGCAACGGAGACGTCGCGATCGCAGCAGGGTTATACGCGACCTTGCAGCCTCGCAAGACGTTCGATCTCTGCTACCGGACGCTCAAGGGTGACGACACGGTCGGCCCTGAACTCGGCTACAAGCTTCACTTGATCTACAACGTGACTGCTGGACCGACCTCCAAGGCCTACAAGACCCAGTCGAAGACTGTGGATCCTTCCGTCCTCAAGTGGACGCTGTACGCCGTGCCTCCATCGGCGAGCACCTACAAGCCCACCGCGCATCTGATCGTCGATTCGACTGAGTTGTCGGCGGCCAAGATGACGAGCATCGAGAACATCCTCTACGGCACGGTCAGTACCAATCCAAGGATGCCGACGCAAGCAGAACTCGTGGCGTTGATCGGAGCTCCGTAATGAGCCGGTTGGTCTGGGACGAGCGTCACTACGAAGATGGAGTAGATCAAGGCGTTCTATATTTGGCGTCCGGTCAAGGAATCGCGTGGAACGGCCTTACGGTCGTCACCGATGACACTCCGTCAGACGTCAAGAACATGCTGTACGTAGACGGTCAAAGGCATCTCGTCGCTATGGCGCACAGGGACTTTGCAGGAGCTCTTGAAGCGTTCATGTATCCGTTGGAGTTTGAACCATACATCGGATATTTGGATGAACTGACAGCTCAGCCACGGGAAACGTTCGGATTGTCCTATCGAACACAGCGTGATGAAGGCTATCGGATCCATCTGATCTACAACATCACAGCTGAGATGCAGGGATGGAACACCCAAACGGTGTCTTCCTCTCCAGATCCGGATCGATTCATCTGGAAACTGCACACGAGGCCCGAGGTTGCTGACGGTCTGTCTCCTACTGCGCATATTTACGTCGATTCGACGGAAGCTCATGCCAGCACTCTGTCGTTGTTCGAGGATTTGCTCTACGGGTCGCCAAGTTCCGATCCCACACTGCCGTCTCTCGCGGAAGTAATCACCTTCTTCGACGAGAACGCTATCTTCATCGTCACAGACCATGGGGATGGCACATGGACCGCAACGGGGCCGGATGACATGATTCAGATGCTCGACGCAACGTCGTTCCAGATTACCAGTCCTTCAGCGATTCCGATCGACGAGGAATCCTACACCTTGAGCAACTACTAAGGAGGTTTCATGGCTACCGTTGATGGGCTCACCAAAGCACGAATGCTAGCCATCGAGGCGGCTTCCGTTGTAGATGGCGAAGTTGTCGGAGACAATCTGATCCTCGAGAGGTTTGACGGATCGACGATCGACGCTGGAGATGTGAGAGGGCCTCAGGGCATTCAAGGACCCGCAGGTACCAATGGTACGAATGGCACCAACGGCACAAGCTATACGCCGCACACTGCTGGTCTGGTTAGCGGAAGTGCTGTTGCTGCATCCTCAGGCGGATGGACGAGATTGACCGGTTTGGTCGTCGATGCCAATTACCCGACCATCGGAAGCAAGGTTGGGAACGGCGGAGCCATCATTCGGGTCACGGAGACTGGGCTATATTTGGTCTTCGGAGCAATCACCTTTGGCGCCAACGCCACTGGTCGCCGAGGTATCGCATTCGATGCCAACGCGTCTCCTTCTGCGGCCTACGCGAACGTTCAACACGGTCAGGTCGTCGCAACGTCGTCTTCCACTCCGACAGTTGCTGCCAGCAATCCGCTGTATTGTCAGGCGAACGACTATATTCGTCTCTGGGCGTTCCAAGATTCTGGCGCTTCGATCAACGTCGGCGGAAGCTCAACGACCTACATCAAGGTGGTCAAGCAGTAGGAGGAGCTATGGCTCTGATCGGTTTCACTACCAGCGGCTCCTTCAGGAACACTGAGAGATTCCTCCGAAAGATGTCGAGAGACGACTATATTCTCGAGGTTCTTCGTAGAAGCGGCGAGATGGGCGTGACAGCTCTCTCGAATGCGACTCCTGTGGACTCCGGTTTGACTGCTGAGTCGTGGTACTACAAGGTGAGCAACAAGCGATCGGGATATTCCCTCTCGTGGCACAACAGCAACTCGAACGAAGGCGTCCAGATCGCCATCCTGCTTCAGTACGGGCACGGAACAGGCACTGGGGGCTATGTCCAGGGACGTGACTACATCAACCCAGCGATTCAGCCGGTATTCGACCGGATCGCCGATGAGGTTTGGAAGGCGGTGAGATCTGCATGAGCGCAACTGTCGACGATCGTATCGTCAATATGCAGTTCAACAACACTCAGTTCCAGCGTGGTGCGACTGAGTCGATGAGCATCCTCGACAAGCTGAAGGCCAAGCTTTCGTTCAAGGGCTCGGCTCAGGGCCTCAGCGAGGTACAGAGCGCCGCCAACAAGTTCAACATGAACCCCATCTCCACTCAGGTTGAGGGTGTGAATGGCAAGTTCCTCGCTTTGGCGACGGTGGCTGCCACGGTTCTGTCGAACATCACGTCGCAGGCCCTGGCTGCCGGCGGACAGATGGTGAACTCGTTCACGTTCAAGCCGATCATCGATGGTCTCCACGAGTACGAGACGAACCTCAACTCAGTCCAGACCATCATGGCCAACACAGGTCGTGAAGGTCGTAAGGGCCTCGATGAGGTCAACGCGGCTTTGGAGGAGCTGAACAACTACTCCGACGACACCATCTACAACTTCGGTGAGATGGCTCGGAACATCGGTACCTTCACGGCTGCTGGTGTTGATCTCGACTCCTCGACTGCGGCCATCAAGGGTATCGCGAACCTCGCTGCTGTCTCGGGTTCGAACTCGCAGCAGGCTTCGACGGCCATGTACCAGCTCTCTCAGGCTCTTGCCGCAGGCAAGGTCTCCCTGATGGACTGGAACTCGGTCGTCAACGCTGGCATGGGCGGCAAGGTCTTCCAGGAAGCCCTGAAGGAAACTGCTCGCGTTCATGGTGTGGCCGTCGACGACATCATCAAGAAGGCTGGCAGCTTCCGTGACTCGATCTCCAAGGGTTGGATCACGGGTGAGATTCTAACGGAGACTCTGTCGAAGTTCACTGGCGACCTCTCTGAGGCCCAGTTGAAGCAGATGGGGTACACCGAGGAGCAGATCGCTGGGATCGTCAAGATGGGTAAGACCGCTACTGATGCGGCTACCAAGGTCAAGACGTTCTCTCAGCTCATCAGCACTCTCCAGGAAGCTCTTGGTTCTGGGTGGGCTAAGACGTGGCAGACCCTCTTCGGCGACTTCGATGAAGCGAAGGATCTGTTCACCGACATCAGCAATGTGCTCGGTGGATTCATCCAGACCTCGGCGGATGCTCGCAACAAGGTTTTGGGTGACTGGAAGGCTCTCGGCGGCCGCACGATGCTCATCGAGGGCATCGGCAACGTCTTCAAGGCCCTCATCGAGGTTGTCAAACCGATCAGAGAAGCGTTCAGAGAGATCTTCCCGCCGGCTACCGGCCAGGATCTCTTCAACATGACCGAGCGGTTCTTCAACTTCACCAAGACGCTCAAAATAGGAGCTGACACAGCCGACGGTCTGAAGAGAACCTTCAAGGGGTTCTTCGCAATTCTGGACATCGGCTGGGAGATCATCAAGGGCGTTGCCCACGTTATCGGTATTCTCGTCGGTGCGTTGACTGGTAGCTCTGGTGGAATCCTTGACTTCACGGGAACCATTGGCGACTTCGTCGTGGCTCTCGATGAGGCTCTTACTGAGGGCGGTGCACTTGCCGCCTTCTTCGAGGGTCTCGGTCAGATCCTGGCTCTCCCGGTCAAGATCCTTGGCGGTCTCGGCCACATTCTTGGCGGTCTCTTCGGCGGATTCGACCAGAAGAAGAACGACCAGATCTCTGACTCGTTCGGTAAGCTCGGCGATTCCTTGGACGGTTTGGCTGGTCTGTTCGACCGGACAAGCGATTCTTGGAAGGCTCTGTCTGAGTTCTTCCAGAAGACGGCGGACTTCTTCCAGCCCGTTGTCGACACGATCGTCAAGACATTCGATGGACTCGGGGATGCCCTTGCTGGCGCCATCAGCACTGGTGATTTCGATGCGGTCTTGTCTGTTATCAACACAGGTCTTCTTGGTGGCATTCTTCTCCTCATCAAGAAGTTCTTTGACGATGGTCTGAGTATCGACTTCGGCGGAGGGATGTTCGAAGCTATCACCGACACGTTCGGTCAGCTCACGAGCACTCTGAAGGCGATGCAGACTCAGATTCAGGCTAAGACGCTTCTTCTCATTGCTGGGGCAGTGGCGCTCTTGACGGCTTCGGTTGTGGCGCTGTCACTGATCGACGCTGCGAAGCTCAAGAAGGCACTGATCGCCATGTCGGTGGGCTTCACGATGCTTCTCGCCGCAATGGGCATCCTCGTTAAGATTGCGGGTCACGGTGCATTCCTGACCGTGCCCGTTATCGCTGGATCTCTGATTCTTCTTGCTACGGCGATTCTTATTCTCACCGCGGCAGTGAAGAATCTCTCCTCCCTGAGTTGGTCTGAGCTGCTAAAGGGGTTGACGGGTCTCGCTGGAGCCATGATCCTTCTGGTGGCTGCTGCATATCCGTTGACGAAGATGTCTGGTGGTCTACTCACAACAGGCACCGCTCTTGTCATGTTCTCGATTGCGATCAAGATCCTGGCCAGTGCGGTTGGAGACATGGCCGAGCTCAGCTGGGATCAGATGGCGAGAGGCCTTACCGGTCTTGCGGTCGCCATAGGCCTCATCATCGCCGAATTCAAGCTGATGCCTCCGAACATCCTTCTCACCGCAACAGCTTTGTTGATTGTCGGTGGCGCAGTGAAGGCCATCGCCAGTGCGGTGACGAAGATGGGCGGTCAGTCTTGGGGTGAGGTGGCTAGAGGTCTCGTAACCTTGGCTGGAGCTTTGGCAATCATCGCGGCGGCAATGTATTTGATGCCTCCGCACATGGCTCTCATGGGTGCCGGCCTTATTCTGGTCGGTATCGCTCTGAAGTCGATTGCCAAAGCTTTGACCATCATGGGCGAGCAATCGTGGACCGAGGTGGCCAAGGGTCTCGTGACTCTCGGCGGCGCTCTGCTTATTCTGGCAGGCGGCCTTACGCTCATGAACGGAACTCTTGCTGGGTCTGCTGCGCTTCTTGTGGCAGCTACGGCTCTCGCTGTCTTGACTCCAGTCCTCACGACTCTCGGTGCTATGTCGTGGGAAGCCATCATCAAGGGTCTGGTAGGACTCGCAGGCGCATTCACCGTCATCGGTTTGGCTGGGCTTGTTCTAGGGCCTCTGGTGCCGGTTCTCCTGGGTCTCAGCGCTGCTGTGCTCCTGTTCGGAGCCGGCGTGGCTTTGTTGGGTGCTGGCGCTCTGGCGTTGGCCACGGCATTCACCATGGTGGTGTCGGCGGGTAGTGCTGGGCTCGTGGTCATATCTGCGATGGCTTCTGCCATCATTCAGATGATCCCGAAGGCTATGGGTGCGTTTGGCCTGGGCCTTATCGAGATGATCGAGAACATCGCCAAGGCCGGACCGAAGATGATCGAGGCGATTGCCAAGATCCTCATCGCCATGTCCTCTGCCGTGATCAAGGCTGCACCGAAGATGGGTGCCGCATTTGTGGCGCTCGTTAAAGCGGGTACGGACGCGGTGATCAAGTCTGCTCCTGACCTCGCCACGGCGGGGTTCAAGCTGTTGATGGCATTCCTCAAGGAGCTCGACGACAACATCTACCGAATCACGACCATCGCCATCAGTCTCGCGACGAAGTTCATCCGTGCTTGGGGAGACAACCAGGGACGGCTGATTGACGCGGGCTACAAGACGATGATCAAGTTCATCAACGGCCTCGCCAAGACCATCCGTGACAACCAGGATGACATGGAGCGTGCTGGCGCGAACCTGGCTGACGCCATCATCGACGGTATGGTCGGTGGGATCATCGGCGGGAACTCGGCTGTTGTCGGGTCTCTCGTGGACGTTGCTTCCGCCGGTCTCAACGCCGCCAAGGACTTCCTTGGAATCAAGTCCCCCTCGAGGGCATTCAAGGAAGTTGGTCGTTACTCGGTTGAGGGTATGGCTCTTGGTATCTCGGCCAACGAGGACCTGGTGGCTAAGTCTGCGGAGAATGTTGGAGCCAAGGCTCTTGACACTCTGCGCATGACGATGTCCAAGATCGGCGACGAGATGTCTGCGAATGTGGACATGAATCCGACGATCACGCCGGTTCTTGATCTGACGAGACTCCAGCAGGAAGCGACTCAGATCAGCGGTCTTCTCGCGGCCAACCCCGTCGAGGCGACTGTGTCGACAACTCAGGCTGGAGTCATTTCCTCGGACAGCAGTGCGCCCAAGCCTGAGGACTTCGATCCTCGTGGGCCTGGTGGACAGCCGCCCATCCAGCTCACGCAGAACAACTACTCGCCGAAGGCACTCAGCGAGATCGATATTTACCGTCAGACTCAGAATCTTGTAGGAGGTGTAGGGATTGCTAACACAACTGAACGTTAGTGGTGGTTCTTCGGGGCTTTCCCTACCCCTCTACGAGAGTCAACCGTACGAAGTCAAGGATATTTCCGGCCTTGGCCCCGTACCGACATCTTTGACCGAGATCACATATTCGGATCAGGATGGCGGAGAAGTTCGTCTGGCGAACGTCGCGTCTCGTGAGATCATAATCTCGCTGCATCTCAACCCAAACTACGCCGTTGGCGAAACTGCTGAAGATCTTCGGAGGGCCCTGTACGGCATATTCACGGGGCTCTCTGAGATTACCCTTTCGTTCGTGGATGATGTGGTTGGATCTATGTCCATCAAGGGCTGGGTCCAATCCATCACCCCGAGCATGTTCGATCCCAATCTCGGTGTCGAGATCAAGATCACCTGTCCGTTTGCGTACTTCAAATCCGAGCAAGTCACGACGATCGCGAGCCCGGTTCTCACCGGTGGAAACTTCACCATTGAGTACGAGGGGAATGCCCCTGCTGGGTTCCAGTTCGACGTGATGCCCGTTACGACCAACATGACTGAGTTCTCATTGAAGAGAGTCGGTCAGACGTACGGATTCTCGTACTACCAAACCGTGAACGCCGGCAACCGCTTCGCAGTCAACACGAGGCCTGGCGAGAAGGCAGCTGATCTTTGGGTCGGTGCGGTGAAAACCAACAAGCTTGGAGGCGTCTCGTCCTTTACGGCATGGGACACGTTGATTCTCCTTCCCGGCTCGAACGTCTTCAATTTCACTTGGGTTGGCCCAGCAGCTAACCCGTTGAAGAACGTGTCCTGGACGAACTACTACTTGAGTCTGTGAGGTCGATAAGCCATGTTAACTGCCGTTCGTGTTTATCGGCCTGACAACTCCTTCGTGACGTTCTCGTTCGACAACAACGCGAACGATTTTTTCGTGAAGAACATTTCTGGACTCGGCGTTGATCGAAGCGTCGTCGTTGAGGACTCCGTCACTGTTCCTGGTGGGTTCTTCCAGAACACTCGACCCAAGAGTCGTAACGTGGTGATGAAGCTCGGGTACAGCAACAGCATCGTGCCCATTGGGATCCGCCGGCGCGAGATCATGTCATATTTCGTCCCTGGTACCTCCATTCGGATGGAGTTTGACACAGACAATCTGCCCACCGTTCAGCTCTATGGCGTCGTGGAGACGGCAGACTCGCCAATCTTCAGTCAAGACCCGGACATCACGATCTCGATTCTCTGTTCGAATCCATATTTCGAGGAGATAGTCGACACGGTTCGGGCTTCGCCGATCACCGCTTCAGGCACATATTCGTTCCAGTACAACGGGACGGTTCCTGTAGGGGTAAGGCTCTCTGCTTCCCGTCCATCGATTACCGGTACCGTCGACCTCCACTTGAGGCCGGCCGCGCCAGTATCGGTCACTCGAGGACTGTTCTACAGAGAACCGGCCGCTGACTCAGCTCGGGTGGTTGACTTCAGCTCGGTCCTCGGAGATCGCTACGTCAAGATCGGAGCCTCGTCGGTTCTTGATCGGTTGCTCGAGTCCGCAGTTTGGCCTCAGTTCCAGCCTGGGTTGAATCAGATTCAGGTTGTCATGACGGGCGTAACCTGGACCATCACCAATTTCCGTTGGCGACCAAGATACGAAGGGCTGTGATCATATGCCTGACTTCTTTGTTCTGGACAGCCAGATGCAGCCCAAGAATGTCATCGAAGACTTCAACTCGATGCTCTGGGTTGAGCGGTACAACAACCTCGGTTTGTTCAAGTTGGTTGCAGATCGTAAGAACTCGCTGATTGCGAATCTCGACGGTACGGATTTCATCGGAAAGTCAGACAGCCGATACTTCATGTACGTCGACGATGTCGATGACGACTACGAAGCTGGTCTGGTGACTGTCACCGGGCGTACTGGCGATCTGGTCATGAAGTACCGGACTTCGTTCAACTCCGGTGCTTACACGGCCGGACAAACGTGGAAGTGGATCGGTTATCCGACAGCTGCTGCGATCGGTGTGATTCGGAACGCAATCGCTTCTGGTTACACTCCGAACGACGCGTTGTATTCGATCGACAACCTCTCCGTCACGAACTCGGTTGGAGACGCAGGGGTTTCTTCTACGTTTGAGCTTCCGATCCAAGAGGCTTACACGAATCTGAAGAACCTTCTCGACCCGATCAACGTTGGGTGGAGGATGCGTCGTACCTTCGACTCGCTGACAGTCAACTTCGACATCTACCAAGGTGTCGACAGGTCCGCATATCCTGCTGACGGCACGATCATGTTCACCCCGCAGAGAGACAACTTCCGCAAGGGCGTTCTTCGCCGGCGTGGAAATGAATATGCCACCCATGGCATTCTCTACGGGAACAGCACGGTCTACTACCGAAGCAGTCCATTCAACATTGGTGGGAGCGGGTTCCTGGCTCGTGTCATCCCGATCGACGGCGAAGACATCAAGATGACCAACGTCACGGCTGCGCAGCTTCAGGCCATGCTCGAGAACAAGGCTGACGCCGCGTTCCGGCAAAGGCTGGAGACCGCGTACATCGACGGCGAGGTCGTCTCCAAGCTTCCCGGTCAGTACGTCTACGGGACCGACTACAATCTCGGCGATCAGGTCCTTGTGAGCCACAGCGGAGGTTACGCCTCGGCGCATCGTGTTGTCGAGCACACAACATCCGTTGATCAAGAAGGCATTCGAGAGTTCCCGACGCTTGAGCCTGTCTAATCTATCTTGGGGGTGATTCATGGATGGGACGTTCTCGGTCGCATTGTTCACGTTTCTCGGGGTGGTTGTAACTACGATCGGAGTTATCGTCGTAGCCCTAATCAACCGCAAGACAGAGACCACAAACGCGGGCGAAGCCGGTGTGGAAGCCGGCCTGGATGAGTCGAATGTGCTTCAAATCGTGCTGACTCTATCCACCGACAATGCACGAAAAGAACAAGTGATCCAAGAGTTGAAAGCTCAGTTAGCTACTCTTGAGGGAGGCGGTAAGCATGGCCGATCCAACAGTCCACGGCATGGCGCAAGAGCCGATCAAGAAGGCTAAGGACGGCAAGACCCGCAAGCTGTTCTGGGGTTTCATCGTTCTTTGGCTCGTGCTGGTCACGTTCCTGATCTCTTGGCTAGCGATAGCCTACATCAGTCAACGAGACCAAACGTTGTCCTTTGCTGAGGAGATCCAGAAGCAGTGTGATCAGGAGAATCTCAGCGGGGGTCTTTGTGGGGATGCGGAGAAGGTAGTCAAGAATGATGGTGAAGTTCAGACCATCATCGGCGCCCAAGGTCCGAAGGGAGACAAAGGTGACACAGGCACACAAGGCCCGAAGGGTGATACCGGTTCTCCCGGCCCCAAAGGAGACAAGGGCGACACTGGTCAAAATGGGAGTGAAGGGGCTGCTGGAACGCCAGGTAGCGTGGGCTCTCAAGGTCCACAAGGTATTCCTGGAGAACAAGGTGAACCCGGAGCTACTGGCCCCCAGGGCGAACCCGGTCCTATGGGACCCCAAGGAGAACAGGGCCCAAGTGGTCTCGTCTCTATCCAGACTGTTGGATGCGACGGCCCGGTAATCTCCAGCATTACCTCGTCTTACGACGCAGAATCTCGGACAATCACAATCTCGTGCAACGTCGATCAAGGAGCAGGTCAATGAGTAACAAGATGTACAACGCAATGAAGCAGACCTCACAGATCTGGCTTCCTCTAATGGCCGCGCTATATTTCGGCCTCGGCAACATCTGGGGTTTCCCCAAGGTGGAGGAGGTCATCGGCTCCATCACCGTCATCGACACCGCACTCGGCACGGTCGTCACGGCGCTGGCTCACCAGTACAAGAAGCTGGGAGTCGGCTACGGAGGCGAATTGAACGTCGTCGAGACGGACGAGACCGGCATCGTCGCCATGCAGCTCGACGTGTCCAACGATCCTGAAGTTCTCGCCAAACAGGACGAAGTCACCTTCAAGGTCAACCGTGGCGTCAACCCGGAGGCTTCGTAATGGCTCGCTATATTTTCACCAACGTGGGGAGGGGCAACGTTTTTCGCCAGACGCGAGCGTTCCTCGTCTCCAGGTCGGTGGCGAAAGGCTACGGACGTCGCGGCTTCGTCGAGGTAGGCGAATCTGACGGTCGAGTCAACGAGCCTCGGTTGCTCAAGATCGCATTTCCTCTGCGTCGCTGGGTGAGGGCCTTCGTCGAGACTCACACGCCTATCGTGTTCCCCAAGGGGCAGAAGGCGAAGGTCAACCGGATCTACGGCACTCGGGGATATTCGGGAGGCTGGCCGAACAAGTTCTGGATCCAGGCGGCCTTCGAGGTCGACCACGTGGTTCTCTACAACGGTCATCTGCCTCCTGGAGCGTGGAACCGCGATCGTGGTGAGAAGTACGAGGCCGAGCGCAAAGCCGGCTGGAATCGCATGTGGGAGGTCCTCAAGACCCACGTCTCGCTGAACGTCGACAAGGCTCAGTGGCACGCGGTCGTCATGTGCGACGCAAACCGCCAGACCGGCGACTTCAAGCCGCATCCTCGAGCCGTTCAGGTGGCCCGACACAAGACCGACTATATTTGGGCCGTTCCTGCGCCCGGATACAAGGTCGTGAAGGGCGAGAGCGGCACGAAGGAGCTCGGAATCGACTTCCACAAGGTGCTCTGGGTGGATGTGAACTTCGCCAAGGAGTAGGGGTTATTCGCGGCTTTTACAACGCCTCTAATGAGACCCCTACTGAAAGGAACACCATGTTCGCTAAGGCTCCCGATAAGAACTCAGTTCTCCTCGACGAGACGATCCACAGCGCACTCATGGACCTGAAAAGCTACGACCCCCACAACGAGGAGTACGTGACCACTGTCAAGCAATTGACGGAGCTCTACAACCTGAAGAAGACCGAAAGGTCTGGAAAGGTGAGCCCCGATGTTGCTGTGCAGGCGATCGCGTCCCTCGGTGGAATCCTGCTGATCATCGGCCACGAGCGTGCCAACGTCATCACGTCGAAGGCACTGAACTTCATCATGAAAGTCAAGTGAACTGTCATATTCTGACAGCTAGATCGAGAGTGTAGAGGACTTGTACGGACGCAATACCAATCCGATACAAGTCCTCTACATTTTCGTAGGGAAATCATCGGGCTCTAAATTTTTTGCCTAAGCGAATCCCAAAATTGCCCCGGGGGGATATTTCGTCAGAAAGCTCGCAAGAATTACAAGGCCTTTAATGAGACCCCTACTACGAAAGTGTGCCATCATGACCAACGACCAGTTCGCTTCCATCGCTGCCATGCCGAAGGAGGACGTCAACCGTCTGCTCGCCAAAGCCGTACTCAAGCACATTGCTATCCGAGTCGGCGTGGCGGTCGGCGTTGCCGTTGCCTTCCACGTCATCGAGAAGAAGCTCGACTCCAAGTTGAGCAACTGACCACCAACCAGTACCAATCAAGACTCAGACTCCTACATGGAGTTTGGGTTTTCAATTTTGAAAAGGAATCTGTCATGAAGCTTGCAACTCTCATCTTTGCCGGCATCGCTGCTGTCTGCTCCGCCGCCACTCTCGGTGTCGTGGTCCTGGGCGCCAAGCACGTGGACGACGAGATCATGAAGCTCAAGGTGAAGACTGGCGACACCCTCACCAAGTTCAAGAACGCTCTCGAGAACGTCGAGATCTAATGCACGAGATCATCTTCGCACTCATGGACCTGTTTGTTTTCCTGGTCCTGTCGTTGCTTTTGCTGCTGGTCTTGATCGCTTGGGGAATCGTCCTGGGTTATGTCTGGACCGAAATCAAAGCTGTGTTCAACTACTACAAGGAGAAGTTCAATGTCTCTAGCCGTTCTGGCGAAGCGCCTCGAGAAGACGGTCGCTGACAACTCGCCGGCGATCCTGACCGGCATGGCTGTGGTCGGTACGCTCACGACCGCATATCTGACCGGCAAGGCGACCTTCAAGGCTGCTGAGATCATCGATCGAGATGAGTTTCGTGGCGGAACTGCCGACGATCCCGTTCAGCGATTCAAGGAGCGTTTCAAGCTGGTCTGGAAGCTCTACATCCCGGCCGTGACTTCTGCCACGTTCACCTGCACTGCCATCATCTGTGCAAACCGGATCGGTACCCGTCGAGCAACTGCTCTGGCGGCCGCATACACCATCTCTGAGCGTGCCTTCGACGAGTACAAGGAGAAGGTAGTCGAGAAGCTCGGTCAGGGTAAGGAGCGTGAGATTCGGGACGAGATCGCCCAGGAGCGTGTCGAGAAGGCTAAGAACACCGAGGTCTTCATCACGGGAACGGGCGAGGTTCTCTTCTACGACTCGATCACGGGCCGGAAGTTCAAGAGCGACATGGAGGCTGTGCGAAAGGCTCAGAACGACCTCAACGCGCAGCTGGTCAACAACGTGTACGCGAGTCTCGGTGATTTCTACGACCTCATCGGTCTCGAGCGCACGCCATATTCGGAGGAGGTCGGCTGGAACACGGACCGGCTGATGGAGATCGACTTCTCGACGACTCTCTCCGACGGCGTTCCCTGCATCTCGATCGACTACGCAGTAATCCCGATCCGTGACTACTGGGGGTGCCCATGAACATGGATCTTGCCACCTTTCTCGCCTTCAGCGTGGTGTTCTGGGCCGGTTACATCACACACGTGATCGCTGCTCGCCGCAGACGTTCTCGCGAGATGTCCAACAAGTTCATCTGTCAAGAAGAAGGGTGTTTCTTCCGCGCCGAATCCAGCGATCCGGTCGTACTACAGTCCATCATGTTCGGACATGAGGATTATCACGTGGGCGAGCTTCGTAAGAAGAACGCTTTCTTCAAACCAATCAACTCGTGCGGTTACATCATGCCCGATGGCTCCAGATGCCTTCAGGAGAGCTGTGCCGCCGTCCACATGACCAAAGACGGTCATGACTTCTACCCAATCTAGAAAAGGAATCTATCATGTCATTGTTCAACAAGTGCGCTCGTGCCTTTGGCATCAGCTTCATCGTCGTGTTCCTCGTCGGCCTGATGGTCGTCGTGTTCATCAAGCCGGCTGACGCCAGCGTCGCCGACACCTCCAACGCCCCGCGGCTGTCTCGCAACTACATCGCCAAGGACAAGGTTCCTGGACGAGTCGTTCACATCCAGCTTCAGGGCAACAAGGACCTCATGGGCGCTCGTCGTGCGATCGAGCAGATCGACAGGCAGCTGGACGGCATCGAGGTTCACTCGTGGGACAACGCGCCGTGCAAGGAGCGTCCCCGTCGGTACTGCATCACCATCACTCGCGTTCACCAGAACAACGGCTGGTGGGGCATGACGTACAACTACTGGGGCACCAAGAGCATCATCGAGCTGAACACCTACTACGGTCGTGACTCCTGGGTTCCTCAGCACGAGTTCCTTCACGCTCTCGGGATGCAGCACCACCGTCAGCGCGGAATGATGCGCATCAGCGGTGGGAAGTACCGCGGTATGGACCCGATCTCGTACCGTGAGTGGCACGCTCTCAAGGTCACGTACTGATGGACCAATTCTGGTCCTGGGTCCTCACTGCTATCGGTCTGACGGGTTTCTGGCTCGCTGGAAGAAAGGTCTGGTGGTGTTGGTACGTCAACATCGCTAACCAGATCCTCTGGCTGTCATATTCCCTGATCACCGAGCAGTGGGGGTTCCTCGTGGGTGTCGGTTTCTACCTCTTCGTCTTCATCAAGAATGCCCGTTTGTGGACGAAAGAGCACTTTGCCGAACCGGATCCTTACGCAACACCTGAAATGACGGTGGAAACTGCTCAAGATCTGGGGTTCCCCTCGCGAGAAAAACAAGGCCCATAATGAGACCCCTCTACGAAAGGAAACCATCATGACCGAGAACCTCGCCACCGAGTTCGACGCACCCGTCAAGCGTTCCCTCAACCGGAAGAAGGTCACCATGCTCGGAGCAGCCGCCGTCGGCGTTGCTGTTCTGGCCCTGGTGATCAACGACCAGCTGAAGAAGCGCGGGACGACCGTCGACCCGACCGAGCTCGTCGAGTCCTGATCGACTGATCCAGAACTCTCCAATGAGAGGCTTAGACACCCAAAAGTCTAGGCCTCTCATTTTTCCTTAGGAGTCTTATGGACAACAATCCCCCGGTCTTCCAGGAGCTCTGGGAGAAGTACGATCGGCCGGACATCCACGTCAACACGGAGGAGAAGCCTCGTGTACTTCATGATGACGCTCATCTACGTGCTGATGCTCCTCGCCCTCGGGTGGGTCATTTATCTGTGGGTAGATGACTACCTGAAATCCCGACAGGAAGAGGCGCATATTCGCGCTCAGAACTACTACGCCCAATTCGGGCAAGGGGCGATCAGCCTCCATTTCATCCGACCTCGCCGTAGGTCATTCCGCACGATCATCACAGAACTAGTTAGGGACATTTCATGCTGAAGCAGACGTTTACGTACGAGGACTTCGACGGCTACCGAGTCACCGAGGACCTGTACTTCAATCTCACCAAGGTCGAGCTGTCCGAGAACATCTGGCTCCGCGACAAGGTCGAAGCTCTCCGCGTCATGCTGGACGGCCCGGCCCGAGACCTCAAGGAGTCCGAGACCTTCCAGATCCTCGAGCTGGTCAAGGAGATCATGAGACTGGCCTACGGCGTGCGGTCCGACGACGGCAAGCGCTTCCGCAAGAGCGAGGAGATCTGGAAGGACTTCTCCGAGTCCGCCGCGTACGACGCGTTCCTGTTCTCTCTCTTCGAGACCCCGGAGAAGGCGAATCAGTTCATCCTCGGCATCATGCCTCGAGACCTCGCTGAGGCGGCGTCGAAGATGGCTGCGAACCAGCAGTCCGCAGAGTCGCTCGGTCGAGTCGCTGAGAACTCGGCTCGTGTCGAGGAGATCCGGAAGGCAGAGACCACCGTCGACATCGGCGAGGTCACCGTCACGAACCTTCAGAAGGACCCGAAGGACATGTCTCGGGAAGAGCTCCTGGCGGCTTTCAAGGCCAAGTCCGAGAGCTGACAAGAACTTGAGGGGTGGGAGCCTAAGCCATAACCGAGGGGTCTCAGCCAAGGTTATATTCCGGAGGCTTAGGCATTGAACGACAGCCGAAGAGTCTGGTAGAACATGCGTCCCACCTCGCAAGAAAAACAGGGCCTGTAATGAGACCCCTATGAAAGGAAAAGAAATGACCAAGCTTACCGCCGTCAAGACCGTCACCCGATACGCCGTCCAGTACGGCACGGGCTTCATCGTCAACTCCATCATCCAGAACCAGGTTCACCCCCAGCGCATCGACCACAAGGTCGGCGTTGCCGTGGCGAGCGTGGCGATTGGTGGTGCCGTTGCCGACGCTGCCTGTGCCTACACCGACCGGCTCATCGATGAGGTCGCTGACTCCGTCAAGTCCATCAAGAACTGACCCATCATCCAAGCTCAAGCCTAAGGCCCTACACGGGTTTTAGGTTTTCTATTTTTCAGGAGAAGAAGTGGACGACTACCCGGCAAACAGCTACAACAAGATCTCGAAGGAAGCTAAGGCGGCGAAGGAGGTCGCCAAGGAGGAGACTCCGGAGAAGCCGAAGGTCGAGAAGGTCGTGCAGGGAGAAGTTGTACGACGCAAGCCGCCTCTTCGGAAGCGGATCGCTCAGACATTCGGTGGCGAAGACCTCAAGGATGTATGGACCTACATCCTGCTGGACGTTCTGATTCCCGCAGCCAAGGATGCGATCGTCGACGCCGGCAGCCAGGGCCTCGAGCGAGCCATCTTCGGAGAGGTGTCCGGACGCTCTCGGGTTTCGCGCAAGTCATCCGGGTACACGCCCTACAACAAGGTGACCGGAATCTCGCCTCGGCGGGAAGAGCCTCGGTCTCTGAGTCGGCGTGCTCGAGCAAACCACAACTTCGACGAGATCGTCTTGGCGACTCGACCGGAGGCCGAGGACGTTCTCGAGCGTCTCTACGACCTGATCAGCAAGTTCGAGGTGGTAACGGTCGCTGACCTGTACGCCGCCGTCGGAGTCGACACGAATTTTGTGGACGACAAGTGGGGGTGGACTGACCTCCGCGGTGCAGGCGCAGTTCGGGTGCGCAACGGATATTTGCTCGACCTGCCCAGGCCTGAGCCGATCGACTAAGGACAACCATGGACAACAAGCTGTACTCAGCCATGATGAAAACTCGGTGTCTCAAGCACAACGCAGACCTCGGCGATCCTTGCTGGGATGTCTACCCCGACACCAAGAAGTTCGGGATCCTCTCGGCTCTCTGCGGACCACGTGTTCGCGCCGCCGGCTTTGTCGGCGCAGTCAACCTCAACTCGAAGACGGTCAAGAGCGTCCGTCGCAACAAGAAGTAAGGAAGAAACATGAAACTCAGTGGAATCAAGGCCCTCGCGATGCAGAAGGGCGCTCGTCAGCTTCTCGTAGCGAAGAAGCACTCTCCGCACGTCCTGTTCGGAGCCGGCGTTGTCGGTGTCATCGGCACGGCCGTTCTGGCCTCTTCGGCCACGTTGAAGCTCGAGGAGACTCTCGAGGAGATCAACACCAAGAAGAAGCAGGCCAAGGATCTCTACGAGGCCGGCCACGACAGCTACTCCGAGTCCGACTACCAGCGCGACCAGGCGATCCTCATGGTTCGCTCCGTCACCAAGGTGGCCAAGCTCTACATGCCGGCGATCGCCCTCGGCTCTCTCTCCATCGCGGCTCTGACCGGCTCGCACGTCATCATGACCAAGCGCAACGTCGCTCTGACCGCCGCCTACGCGGCCCTCGACAAGGGGTTCCGTGAGTACCGCGATCGTGTGATCAACGAGCTCGGCGAGGAGAAGGACCGAGAGTTCCGCTACTCCTCGGAGGAGGTCACCGTCCAGGAGAAGACCGAGTCGGGGACCAAGAAGCGGAAGGTGAAGAAGGTCGGCCCGAACGGCAAGTCCATCTACGCCCGGTTCTTCGACGAGACCTGCGTCGACTGGCAGAGCACGCCGGAGTACAACCGGGTGTTCCTCCAGGCTCAGCAGAACTACTTCAACGATCTGCTCAACGCTCGCGGGCACGTCTTCCTGAACGAGGTCTACGACCGTCTCGGCATGGAGCGCTCGCAGGCAGGACAGGTCGTCGGATGGACCCGGAAGGGTACGGACGGCTTCATCGACTTCGGGATCTTCGACGGAGACAGCCCGGCTGTTCGTGACTTCGTCAACGGTCACGAGGGCGCCATCCTCCTCGACTTCAACGTCGACGGCGTCATCTACGACCAGATCTGAGGTGCGCGATGTTTCCTATCGAGGTAGAGAAGAGCAGGCTCATCGCAGTGGCCGGTGGGCTTGCCTTGTTCGGATCCGGTGCGCTGACGGGATATTTCTACGCCCACCACAAGCTCCAGAAGAGCGTTGACCGGCTTCTCAACGATGAGCTCAAGCAGATCCGTGACCACTATGCGGAGAAGCTGAACTCGAGGATCGAGGAGAAGCCGTCCCTGGACGAGGTCTACGAGAAGACGAGCTACGTCGAGTCTCTCGAGAACTACTCCCCGTCCGACGAGAAGACGCCGGTCGCCAAGGCTGTTGCCGAGGTGATGCAGGAGTCGAAACCGTACGCCGGCAAGCCGGTTGAGGCTGTCGAGGAGGATCCGGAAGAGGAAGACGATATTCCGGTTGTCAAGCCAGGCACCGGAGAGATCGTCAGCGACGTCAAGAACGTCTTCGAGGAAGGTCCTCCGACGGACTACCGAACGACTCGAGAGATCGAGTATGAGGGGTGGGACTACGAGAACGAGCGTGCAAGACGTGCCGGGACGAAGATCTACATCATCACCCAGGAGGAGTTCTTCACGAACGAGCCCAACCACACGAATGCGTCTCTGACGTACTTCGAGGGTGATGACGTCCTGGCCGATGAAGCTGACGTTCCGATCGAGGACCTCGCTCAGTGCATCGGTACGGAGCGCAACCTCAAGTTCGGTCACGGCTCCAGCGACCCGAACATCGTGCACATCCGGAACGAGACGCTCGAGCACGACTTCGAGATCACCAAGTCCGAGGGCAAGTTCGCCGAGGAAGTATTCGGCATCATCGAACACGACGCCGGCCATCGCAAGCCACGTAAGGCTCGTTGGGACGACGAGTAATGGATGCGCCACTTGATGAGCTGTATCTCAGGTGGCTATATTCTCAAGTTCTCCCGCTCGAGACCAAGAACACATCAAGAACGTTCTGGTCTCTACTAGGACAGCTCTACACCAAGGAGTTTGTCTGGTTTGTCCCCAATGATGACAATCGACTTGAGGACGGGCGGGCTCTACGTCACGAGTTCCTGGAGGATGAGGGTCTCGAAGAAGACACGGAATGGGTAGGTCTCGGCTGCTCAATGCTGGAAATGTTGGTGGGGCTTAGCCGTCGGGTTTCGTTTCAGCTCGACGGTGAGCCCCGCTTCTGGTTCTGGGTGCTGCTTGAGAATGTTGGTCTAGCTGAATGCAACGACCGAGCATACAAATCAAACAAAGGATGGGAGGAGGACATTGACGAGACTCTAGAATGCCTCATCTGGAGGCAATATCTACCGGACGGTCGTGGGGGACTCTTCCCACTCAAACATCCAGACAAGGATCAGCGTAAAGTTGAGTTGTGGTATCAGATGAGCGCATACGTCCTTGAGCAGTGGGAGGAGGTGTAATGGACTTCTACAGAATTTCGCAGAAGGAGACCAAGGAAGGTCTTGAGGTATATCCGAGTTTCCAGGTGCAGATGAACGAAGACCTGATGGTTCGTGGTCGTGACTTCTATGCTGTCTGGGATGAGGAGCGTGGTCTGTGGTCAACGGATTCGTATCGGCTTCGTGAGATGGTCGACCGGGATCTGTACGAGTACATCAAGACCATCGAGTACGAAGGGGAGATCATCCCTAAGTACCTCAGGAACTCCGACAATGGTCGCTGGACCAAGTTCAGGAACTACGTCAAGGATCTGGATGACTCGTTTGTCCCTCTGGATTCGAAGCTGACGTTCCTTACCGATGAGGTGAAGAAGTCCGATTACGTCTCGAAGCGACTTCCCTACGCACTCGAGCCGGGCGATATTTCAGCTTGGGACGAACTGGTGGGGACGTTGTACGACGTCGAGGAACGAGCGAAGATCGAGTGGGCAATCGGGGCTGTCATCTCCGGTGACGCTCGGTCGATTCAGAAGTTCCTCGTCCTCTACGGTCCGCCAGGTACAGGTAAGGGCACGATCCTCGATGTGATCGAGAAGCTCTTCCAGGGTTATCTCGCCGCATTCGATGCAAAGGCACTTGGTAGTTCGAACAACACATTCGCTACCGAGTCGTTCAGGACGAATCCGTTGGTTGCGATCCAACACGACGGCGACCTGTCACGCATCGAGGACAACACGGTTCTGAACTCGATCATCTCTCACGAGAACATGGAGATGAAGGTCAAGTTCAAGTCTCCGTATACAGCTCGAGTGAACGCATTTCTGTTCATGGGTACGAACAAGCCGGTCAAGATCTCGGACTCCAAGTCGGGTATCCTCCGCCGACTGATCGACGTTCATCCCACCGGTGTGAAGCTTCAGGTTAGCCACTATTTCAGCCTGATGAACCGCATCGACTTCGAGCTGGGTGCGATCGCCTTCCACTGCTGGCAGACATATCTCGAGATGGGCAAGAACTACTACGGTAGCTACCGCCCGACTCAGATGATGTTCGAGACCGACGTCTTCTTCAACTTCGTCGAGAACCACATCGACGTGTTCAAGGAGCAGGACGGGTGCACGCTCAAGCAGGCATTCAGCTTGTACAAGACGTGGCACAAGGACTCGGGCTACCCGGACAACCACATGCTGCCCATGCACAAGTTCCGCACGGAGCTAAGCTCATATTTCAACAAGCTCGATGACCAGGCCCACATTGACGGCAAGCACGTCAGGAACTGGTATTCAGGATTCGACATGACCAAATTCAAGTTCAAGGAGACGGTCGACGACACCAACACGATCTCGCTGGTGATGGACGAGCATGAGTCCCTGCTGGATACCGAGTGGGCTGAACAGCCGGCTCAGGGTGCTTCCTCGGCTGAGACCCCGAAGATGCCCTGGGCGAAGGTCAAGACAACTCTCGCGGATATCGACACGACGGAGCTCCACTACGTCAAGGTTCCTGAGAACCACATCGTCATCGACTTCGACCTTAAGGACGAACATGGATCCAAATCTGCTGAGCTCAATCTTGAAGCAGCTAGTAGCTGGCCTCCCACCTACGCAGAGTTTAGCAAAGGGGGAAACGGTGTCCACCTCCATTACTATTACGATGGAGATGTGCGGGATCTCCGTAGTGAACACAGTCGAGGCATCGAAGTCAAGACTTTCCCTGGGGACTCATCCCTCCGCCGACGATTGACCAAGTGCAACAACGTCCCGATCGCCACCATGCATCCTGGGAAGCTGCCACTGAAGGAGAAGAAAGTGCTGCATTCCGATCAAATTCAGAGTGAGAAAGGTCTTCGTGACCTCATCACTCGAAACCTCAGGAAGGAGATCCATCCAGGCACCAAGCCTTCGGTGGACTTCATCCATAAGATTCTCGAAGACGCCTATGCCTCTGGCATGACCTACGACGTCACGGATCTGCGGCCGACGATCATCGCGTTCGCCAACAACAGCTCGAACCAGCCGCTTCAGGCCATCAAGGTCGTGCAGAAGATGAAGTGGAAGAGCGACGAGCGGTCTGAGACCGAGACGACCTGGGTGTCTCCTGACGGGAACATCCGAGTCCAGGAGCCTCGAGACAGCCGGCTGGTCTTCTTCGATGTCGAGGTCTACCAGAACCTCTTCGTCGTGTGCTGGAAGTACGAGGGTTCTCCCGAGACGGTGCGGATGATCAACCCCACTCCTCAGGACATCGAGAGTCTGTTCGTATTCAAGCTGGTCGGCTTCAACAACCGGCGATACGACAACCACATCCTCTGGGCAAGGTTCATGGGCTACAACAATCTGTCGCTCTACAACCTCAGCCAGTCCATCATCGAGAACAAGTCCGGCGTCCTGTTCGGTGAGGCGTACAACCTCAGCTACGCGGACATCTACGACTTCTCCTCGAAGAAGCAGTCGCTCAAGAAGTTCATGATCGAGCTCGGAGTGGCCAAGATGGAGATGGAGATCCCGTGGGATCAGCCCGTTCCGGACGAGATGGTCGACAAGGTGGTCGAGTACTGCGTCAATGACGTTGAGGGTACTGAGGTCACGTTCGTCTCGCGCAAGCAGGACTTCGTGGCACGTCAGATCCTTGCAGACCTCAGTGGTCTCACGGTCAATGACACGACTCAGAAGCACACCGCCAAGATCATCTTCGATGGCGACAAGAACCCCCAGGAGCAGTTCGTCTACACGGACCTCTCCGAGGAGTTCCCCGGCTACAGGTTCGACCTGGGCAAATCCAGCTACAAGGGCGAGGATCCGTCGGAGGGCGGCTATGTCTACGCTGAGCCAGGAATGTATTCCAACGTTGCGGTGCTTGACGTCGCTTCGATGCACCCCACCTCGATCGTCAACCTCAATCTCTTCGGAGACGAGTACACTCAGCGCTTCAAAGAACTCCTTGACGCACGAGTGGCGATTAAGCGCGGAGACTTCGAACTGGCAAGATCTGCGCTTAACGGTGCTTTCGCATCCTACCTTGACGACGAGTCTGGGGCCGATGAGCTCGCCTACGCTCTGAAGATCGTGATCAACATCGTCTACGGTCTCACCTCGGCGAAGTTCGACAACCCGTTTAGGGACCTGCGCAACATCGACAACATCGTCGCCAAGCGTGGAGCTCTGTTCATGATCGATCTGAAGGAGTTCGTGCAGACGCAGGGCTTCGAGGTCGTCCACATCAAGACTGACTCGATCAAGATTCCGGACGCAACGCCCGAGATCATCGAGGAGGTCCGCAAGTTCGGTGAGAAGTACGGCTACGAATTCGAGCATGAGGCTACGTACGACAAGTTCTGCCTCGTGAACGACGCGGTCTACATCGCTCATGTCGGATGGGCAGCCAAGGAGTCGAAGATCGGTACCTGGGACGCTGTCGGAGCCCAGTTCCAGCACCCGTACGTCTACAAGAAGATGTTCACGGGCGAGCCGATCGACTTCAACGACCTGTGCGAGACGAAGCAGGTCACTCAGGGCGCCATGTATCTCGACTTCGAGCACGACCGTCCCGAGGTTCTCGTGGAGGGTATGAAGTTCGTCGGCCGCATCGGTCGGTTCATCCCCGTTCTGCCCGAGATGGGTGGTGCGGTGCTGTACCGGGTCAAGGACGACAAGAACTACGCCGTCTCCGGAACCAAGGGGTACTACTGGGTCGAGGCCGAGATGGCCAAGGGAATGGGCGAGGACGCAATCGACATGGGTTACTACGAAGCCCTCGTCGCCTCTGCCCAGGACACGATCGAGAAGTTCGGGTCGTACAAGGAGTTCGTCTCCTAGCTCGCAGGAAAAACACAGCCCATAATGAGACCCCTAGAGGCGTTAACTGTCCCCAAGCAGTAAGCGCAGCAATCTCTAGGGGTCTCATTTAAATCTTCAATAATCTAAGGAGTAAAAGCTATGACTGAAGACGACCACAAACTGTTCATCATGGAGTTCGAGGAGATCCTCGCGCAGGCGTTCCTCGACTTCAGGAAGAGCACTGGTGTTGGCAACACTCCGGAAGCTCGGGTTCTCTGCTACACCTCTCTTCTCGAGGCTGCGAAGGCGGACCCGTTCGAGGCGGATCCTCTCATGCAGGCTTTCGCTGAGACCAAGATCGAGATGGAGATCCTCAAGGCCGGAAACCACATCCTGGCCAACGAGGTGCTTCTCGCTCGCGCCGAGACCCAGCTCAAGGACCTCTGATGTACCACGAGCTGAACGAGGAAGAGGACGCCTGCCGGCACTGCGGGAAGCGTCACGAGCAGTGGAGCGACCACCCCAACTTCAAGGAGTGTCCCGCATTCGAGCTCATCGACCCGATGAAGTATCGAGAGGTCCTCGAGGACAACGTCCGAACCTACATCGAATGGGATGCCGACCCCGTTACGGCATTCGACAAGGAAGTGTGGGACAAGCAGAACGCGAACATCGTGAGGGGCGAGAACTGATGACGAACAACAACGGATTCAACACGGCTCGTCCCTCGAAGTGCATGTTCAACCGGTGTGACTGGCCGTACGACGGCTTTCACATTTGCGTCGATCTCGCCACTCCCGAGCCGAAGCTGCCTCCGAAGCCACAGACCATGTCGGCTGAGCAGAAGGCGAAGATCGGGGAAGCCGTCAAGCGGACTCGTCAGACAGCCAACCTCAAGCGTGACCAGAAGATCGTGGAGCTGTACCTCAGAGGCGATATCGGTCTCAAAGACATCGCCAAGGAGGTCGACTGCGCGTATCAAACGGTACGAAACGTACTCAAGCGGAACCACATCGTGCTTCGAAAGCAGGGTCAGACCATCTACAGACCCGGCGTCCGAGGCGCATTCAACTGAAACTAGGAGAAGAAGTGCAAGAGAATCTCAATCCCAGGCCGCAGCCCGAGCTTCCTGGTGACGCGTTCAGCGACCCCGAGGTCGTGGTCAACCCGGTTCACCCGTCCCACAAGATGATGGGTGACGTCTGCAAGAACTGCAACCTGAACAAGAAGCAGGACGCGGAGCTGATGGTCCAGGAGTGCATCCGCGACGAGGTCAACACCAAGAGCCGCTTCGAGCAGGTTCAGGACCTGGTGGCCGAGGCCATGGAGAAGGTCGGCGACTCCGTCAAGCGCAAGTGGGCTGAGATGGCCAAGGTCGGTCCGGACATGGACCCGCAGCTCAAGGCCAAGATGCTCGTCGTGCAGTCGTTCAACCAGCTCCGCGACAAGACCGACAGCCAGCCGCTGAAGATCGAGGACGTCTACGTCGTCAAGTTCAGCTACGTGCTCGGCTACCACAAGACCTTGCTCAGCACGACGGTCTCGGACGGCAAGTACTACGAGGTCACGTACAACGCCCTCAAGGAGGAGACGTACATCGACACCTACGTCAAGCTCCGCAACGAGGGCGTGTCCGACGCCGACTTCTTCGCCCAGTTCGACCCGGACCAGTCCGAGATCAAGGAGGCCTGACGTGTTCGACTGGCTATTCGGCAAGGCCAACCTCAAGAAGGCGAAGAAGGCCTACAAGAAGGGCAACGTCTCCAAGGCCAAGAAGTACAACGAGAAGGCGCACAAGCACGCGGCGAAGTCCGCAGCTGGTGACCGCCGTCGTCGGGGAAGGTGAGTTATGGCAAATCCGAAGGAAGTCTTCATCGAGGATGCCCGCATCATCTTCCGCAACTTCGAGGGTCGTGAGGGCCAGTACAACCGGGCCGGCGACCGCAGCTTCCACATCCTCCTGGACAACGATCTGGCCTCGACCCTGGAGGAGCAGGGCTGGAACATCAAGTACCTCAAGCCGCGGGAGGAAGGCGACGAGCCGACTCCGCATGTCGAGGTCGTGGTGTCCTACAAGGGCCGTCCGCCCCACATCGTGATGATCACCTCGAGGGGTCGCAACAAGCTCACGGACGATGAGGTGGAGATCCTTGACTGGGTCGACATCAAAACTGTGGACCTGATGCTCAACCCCTACGAGTGGGTCGTCAACGGCAAGACCGGCACGAAGGCGTACCTCAAGTCGATGTACGTCACCATCCAGGAAGACCCTCTGGAGCTCAAGTACGGCCATGCGCTGGACAACAACGAGCAGGAGGATCTTCCGGCACGAGCAGGAAAGGTGGAGGACTGATGGCAGAGATGTCGGCAGCCTCAGCTGAGAGCGAGCGTGTTCTCACGTGGAAGGTCAACGGCGAAGATGTCCCGCTCATGAACGTGGGGCTCAACGCCGAGGGCCAGGTCGAGAGCATCTCGTATCTGGGCGACTACGCGGGGTTCAACCCTGACGTCCAGGAGGTACTCGACTTCTACGAGCTCGAGACGTGGGTCATGCCATGAGTGGCGTCTCACATCCCAAGAGCATCGAGGAAGACGATTATACGCCCATCTACTACGACGAGAACACCCTCAAGAAGGTGTACGACGCGTTGAAGGTGGCCGGCGTGGAGGGTCAGCAGGCTACGGACGCGGTGAACCAGATGCAGAACCTGGGGATCCTCTTCCGCGAGCGCCTGTCGACTCGCCCAGCAACGACCGGGAGATGATCGTATGACGACGGTTCTTATCGTGTTGTATGGACTCGTCGTTGTACTCGCAATCATCCTCGGCCTGATGATCAAAACTGGATGGTGGAAAGGAAGATACCGCAATGGTTACCCGATCCAACGCGATCAAGCACTGGTTCGCCAGCGGGGGCAAGAAGCGGCCGAAGAAGCCGAAGAAGCCCAAGAAGTAGTCTGACGGTTTAAGGGGGATCGTCAGCCGAAGCGTCGCGACTCAGCGCGGCCAATAACCCTCCCGAGGATAGGCGTACAGTACTGGGCCATGGGCAAAGGCCTATTCTCACCTCAAGCTGAAAGGAAAATTTATGACTCTCGAAGTAAGGCAGCAGTGCGACATCTGTGGGTTGATTCGCACCTTCCAGGTCACAGATCTTCGTCGTTTCACCGACATCCAGCAGGCCGCCCAGAGAGATAACTGGGTGGTTCTCGATCGAGACAAGAACAAGCACATGTGCCCTCACTGCGTCAAGAAGGCCTTGGAGAAGGCTAGGCAAGACGCTGGCGTCATCGAGACCAACAACATCAAGGAGCAGTAACAAGATGGTCACCACCAAGAAGTTCGTCCGAGTTCCCCTCTACGTCGACGCGATCCAGGTCTCAAACGACAACATCGAGGAGGTAGCCAAGTGGGTGAAGGGGTCGATCCAGCAGACCGACATCCGCAAGCGCGGCCTCGAGAAGTACATCTTCGCTCCTACCCACAGCCCGATGAACGAGCGCCAGAAGATGGCGTTCCCGGGTGACTGGATGCTCAAGACCGACAAGGGCTTCAAGATCTACACCAACGACGCCTTCAAGAACATGTTCGAGCCGTACGTGTCTCCCCAGGCTCCCTCTCCCGAGGACTTCGACGCCAACGAGATGGCTCTCAAGGAGAAGCTGTCATGACCGCCGGCCAGGAGCTCAACCTCTTCGAGACCTACCAGGGCTTCGACATCATGGACACCGTCGGGGCGTGCAAGGTGTCTCAGGAGAACCTGCGGGCCCTCGAGGAGCTCACTGGAGGACAGCTGTGTGAATTCACGGCCCCGGACGGTACGTCTCTGGACGACGGGAAGCGCTATCTGTGGCTCCCGAACGATCCCAACAAGGAGCACGTGGCTTGTGAGGGCGACTACATCATGCAGGACGTCCTCGGCCACTACCTGATCATCCCCTGCGAGATCTTCGAGAAACGCTATGCGAAGCGAGTGTGAGTCGTGCGGAGCTGACTTCCAGGAGCAGGACAAGCAGTACGTCCTGGAGGAGATCGTCAAGAATCACTTCGAGCACAAGCTTGTGACGGTCTGCTACCTCTGTGCTGTCGCACTGCTCAAGGAGACGGTCGAGCTTCTCGGCGACAACGTTTGGACACGCCCATTCAACGAGCTGTACAGACTGCTCTTCCCGAACGAGATCTCCTCGTTCTACGTCCACCCGCTCATGAAGGCTCTCACTGAGCTCTATCTCGAGCACTGGGCCGACAGGCCTACCGGACAACCACGCATATTCACCTAATCTAGAAAGGCAAGCTAATGGCACTCAAGGACATGAAGAAGTTCAAGGAAGAGCTCAACAGCGTCGGCATCATGTCGTGGCAGGACCGCCTGTTCACGGACTGGGACGCATTCAACAGCCTTCTCAGCCGTCTCGAGATGGAGACCTCGCTGGACGTACGTCGCATGCAGGCCCGAGTCAACAGCGCCCATGTCGCCGTTCCGGTCGTCTTCAATGAGACCACTACGACGCACGTGTTCTGGTTCGTCTCTCAGGCGCAGCTGGATGCATACAAGTATTCGTACATCACATACGCTGAAACCCATCCGCAATTCAAGATGGCGGTCACGATGGAGTCCGGCGAGGGCATGTGAGGTTAGGGAGGGTCACGGGTTAACGCCTGGGCCCTCCCACCCACCTTCTAAAAATTCGATAGGAGTACTCGTGGTTGAGCTCATGCCTCATCAAGCGAAAGCTGTAGAGCAGCTGGATAACGGCAAGATCTTGTGTGGTGGTGTCGGCTCTGGTAAGTCCATCACGTCCGCAGCCTACTACGTCGCAAACGAATCGCCCAAAGACATCTACGTCATCACCACAGCCAAGAAGCGCGACCACCTTGACTGGGACAGCGAATTCGTGAAATTCGGCATCGGCCGAGAAGTCTCTCTACATGGAAAGCTGACGGTAGACAGTTGGAACAACATCGGCAAGTACGAAGACGTAGAAAACGCATTCTTTATATTCGACGAACAGCGCGTGGTTGGCTCGGGAGCCTGGGTGGCGAAATTCTACAAGATTGCCAAGCGCAACAGATGGATCCTGCTGTCCGCTACACCTGGCGACACGTGGTTGGATTACATTCCTGTGTTCGTGGCGAATGGATTCTATCGGAACAGAACCGAGTTCAAGCGGGAACACGTTATCTACACGACCTACACGAAGTTCCCCAAGGTTGAGCGGTTCATAGGCGTAAACAAGCTCGTCAAGTACCGCAACCAGCTTCTCGTGGACATGCCGTACGCCAAGCACACCACGCGCCATCTCAAGGAAGTCACAGTCGACTACGACAACGACCTCATGAATCGTGTCATCAAGCGCCGTTGGCATGTGTATGAGGAGCGCCCTCTGCGCGACATGGCCGAGATGTTCCTCGTCATGCGGAAGGTGGTCAACAGCGACACCAGCCGGCTCGGTGAGGTCCTGAGGATCCACGACAAGCACAAGAAGATCATCGTCTTCTACAACTTCGACTACGAGCTCATGGCCTTGCGTGGGTCGTTGGGCGCCATGGGTATCACGTACGCCGAATGGAATGGGCACAAGCACGAGGAGCTGCCGTCCGGAGACTCGTGGGTGTATCTGGTGCAATACGTGGCAGGTTCGGAGGGGTGGAACTGCGTGACGTGTGACACGACCGTGTTCTACTCGCTCACATATTCGTACAAGAACTTCGAGCAGGCCCAGGGACGCATCGACAGATTGAACCAGCCGAAGACGGATCTGTGGTACTACATCCTACTTTCGGACAGCAGAATCGATAAGGCTATCTGGCGAGCGTTGCGTCAAAAGCACAACTTTCAGGAATCCAAACTGGTAAACCAGGTCCCAGATTTGGTAGGAAGTGGTAAGAATCGTGGTGAAAAGGCTAAGGACGCGGCTTGAGTTAGGGGGTCTATACCAAATAAATGGTAGGAATACCACTAGAATACCACTTTTGAGAGGGTCGAAAAGGGCCCTTGACTAGGGGTAATACACCAATTATACCATATTACCATATATATTACTATAGCGTAGGTATTTTATATATATGTGCCTTTCTATAGGATCTGAGCGAGTTAGGTCAAATTTCTGGTAATCTGGTAAAAGTAAAGAAAGGGTAACAATCATGCCTCTCAACGAGTCCTGCATCCACAGCGTGCTCTCCATCGAGGTCGACCGGCTCCGGCCTGTCATCAACGTTAGGATCCAGTGCTTGAACTGTGAGCAGCTGGTCCCGTCCCATCACGTGCGCGACAAGATCTATGAGCGAACCGGCCCGGGTGTCTGGGTCATGGCGCCTCAGTCACGTCGACGTCTCTAGCTCCTCGCGAGAAATTCGCAGCATATAATAGAAGGAGTAAATCAAGCTTTTTCGTTTTTGCCTAGGAGGTGCGGATTATGGCTGAGACTAGCCGTTACTGCATGAGATGCAATCCCAGTCATGCTGTCTATGGGCCCAGCACCCATGAGACGAACGAGCACGACGAGTGGCTGACACGAATGAAGGCCAAGCACAATGGCTCTCGAACGTGACTACCAGCCCAAGCTGATCAAGCGACTTGAGAAGCGTTTCTTCGGATGCGTTATCCAGAAGCTCGACACCGGCTACCAGCAGGGTATCCCAGACCTCCTATTTCTTTGGGGAGTTCACTGGGCCATCCTCGAGGTCAAGAAGAAGAAACCAACCAAACCTTCTGACTTTGAGCCCAATCAAGAATGGTTCATCGACGTGTTCAACAAGATGTCGTTCAGTGCGTGCATCTATCCGGAGAATGAGGAGGAAGTGCTAGATGCTATGGAATCCGCATTCAGAGCTCGAGGGTAGGCACGCCTTCCTCAGTCCAAGCAAGTACCACTGGATCAACTACAACGAAGACAAGATCGCCGCTACCTTTGCGTCCGCTCTTGCTTCGATGCGTGGGACCGAGCTACACCTCTTCGCGCATAAGGCTATCGATCTTGGAATCCGTCTTCCTGAGGATCCCATCACGACGCTGAGCCTCTATGTCAACGACGCCATCGGCTATCGCATGACTACCGAGCAGCACCTGTACTACTCGGACAACGCCTTTGGCTCAGCAGACACCATCTGCTTCCGCAACAACAAGCTGAGAATCCACGACCTCAAGACTGGTAAGACGCCGACCTCCGAGCATCAGCTGGAGATCTACGCCGCCCTGTTCTGCCTCGAGTATCGTTTCAAGCCACACGAGATCGAGATCGAACTTCGCATCTACCAGAACAACGAGGTCCGAATCTATGAGGTAGACCCGGACACCATCGTGCACATCATGGACAAGATCACGACCTACGACAAGATCATTCAGGCGATGCGATTGGAGGCACTGTCTTGATCATCAAAGCGGAAGACTATGAGCTGATCCACTATGGCATCCTCCGCAAGAGCGGTCGATATCCTTGGGGTTCAGGTGGAAGTGCCGAACAGCGGTCCAAGGATTTCATCGGGATCGTTGCTGATCTTCGCAAGAAGGGATGGTCTGAAGCTGAGATTGCCGAGTCCTTCTCCACCAAGGAGCACCCTTTCTCGACAACCGATCTTCGCGCTACCACAACCATCGCGAGGAACGCTGCAAAGCAAGCGGATATTTCGTTCGCTCAGCGGTTGAAAGACAAGGGTATGTCCAACGTGGCCATCGGCGAACGCATGGGCATCAACGAATCGTCCGTTCGTAGCCTTCTGGCACCAGGCGCCAAAGACAAGAACGAAGTACTTCAAACCACCTCCAACATGCTGAAGGATCAGGTGGCTCGCAAGGGATTCATCGATGTGGGTATTGGTGTCGAGCGGCACCTAGATCTTTCCCGAACCAAGCTCGATGTTGCTCTGTCGATGCTGAAGTCTGAGGGATACGAGGTCATCAACGTCCAGACGCCCAATGTCGGCGCCGGCGGCAACAAGAAGACCCTCGTCAAGGTGCTCGCTCCTGAAGGCACGACCTACAAGGACATCGTCACGAACATGGACAAGATCAACACGATCGACTCCTACTCTGACGATGGTGGTCGCTCCTTCGTGAAGATGGCTCCTCCCACGTCGGTGAGCTCCAAGCGAATCGGCATTCGGTACGCCGAGCAAGGTGGCACTGATGCAGACGGCGTGATCTACATTCGTCCTGGCGTAGACGATCTCTCTCTCGGGGGAGCTCGATATGCTCAGGTTCGAATCGCTGTTGACGGCACCCACTACCTGAAGGGTATGGCTGTCTACAAGGATGACCTTCCGGATGGAGTCGACCTTCTCTTCAACACCAACAAGTCGAAGACTGGCAACAAGCTCGACGTGATGAAGAAGATGAAGGATGACCCGGAAGATCCGTTCGGTGCTGTGATCTCTCGACAGAACAAGTCGAAGACCATGAACATCGTCAACGAAGAGGGTAGCTGGGATCAATGGTCGAAGAACTTGGCCTCCCAGATGCTGTCCAAGCAGAACCCCGCCTTGGCCAAGCAACAGCTGGATCTCACGCAGAAGATCAAGAAAGACGAGTTTGACGAGATCATGTCGCTCACGAACCCGGCAGTGAAGAAGAAGCTGCTGGACTCGTTCGCCGACGACATGGACTCTGCTTCGGTGCACTTGAAAGCCGCAGCACTTCCCCGGCAGCGGACTCAAGTCATCCTGCCTGTGAACTCGTTGAAGGACACAGAGATCTATGCACCCAACTTCCGTGATGGTGAGCGTGTAGCTCTCGTCCGTTATCCTCATGGGGGTACGTTCGAGATCCCTGAGCTCACCGTGAACAACAGGAATCGGTCAGCTAAGTCCATCCTTGGCAACGCTGTCGATGCGGTTGGTATCAACTCCCGTGTCGCAGAGCGTCTGTCTGGTGCCGACTTCGATGGCGACACCGTGCTTGTCATCCCGAACAACAAGGGTCAGGTCAAGTCGACCAAAGCTCTTGACGGGTTGAAGGACTTCGATCCCAAGCGCGAGTACCCTGCCTATCCTGGTATGCCGAAGATGACAGCCAGGCAGAAGCAGCAAGAGATGGGGAATGTTTCGAACCTCATCACCGACATGACTATCAAGGGTGCGCAGCCCGACGAGATTGCTCGTGCTGTTCGCCACTCCATGGTAGTCATCGATGCAGAGAAGCACAACCTGAACTACAAGCTTTCGGCTCAGGCCAACGGCATCCCTGCATTGAAGAAGAAGTACCAATCTGATCCCAAGAATCCGAAGGCTAGCGGTGCATCTACTCTGATCTCCCGCTCCACTTCAGAAGCAAGGGTTCCTCATCGTAAGGAAACTTTCCGGGTTGACCCAGACACCGGGAAGAAGATCTACAACTACACAGGTGAGACCATCACCCGTCGTAGAGTGAGGAAGGATGGCACGGTAGTAGAGAAAGTGGAGCCGCGTACCATCAAGTCAAAGCGTGGTGCTGAGACTGATGATGCACACTCCCTCTCTTCTGGTACCCCCATGGAGAAGATCTATGCGGATCATGCCAACACCTTGAAGGACCTGGCTAACCAGGCACGTAAGGCTTCGGTCAACACCAAGACCATTCCTTACTCCCCCTCTGCTAGGAAAACCTACTCTTCAGAAGTGACCGCCCTCGATTCCAAACTGAACCTCGCCCTTCGAAACGCCCCCCTTGAAAGAAAGGCCCAGCTCCTAGCAAACACCCTCGTGTCTGCAAAGGTCCGTGCCAATCCTGACATGGAGAAGGACGAGCTGAAGAAGGTCAAGTCCAAAGCATTGATCGAAGCGAGAGCTCGAACTGGTGCTGGAAAGACCCTCGTCAAGATCACCCCCCGTGAATGGGAAGCGATCCAGGCTGGTGCAATCAGTAACGAGAAGCTTACTAAGATCATGATGAACACAGATCTTGATGAGCTCAAGAAGCTGGCCACACCAAGAGCTAACACAGTAATGACTTCTGCTAAGCAAGCTAAGGCTGAGGCTATGCTAAGGGCTGGCTATACGCAGGCAGAAGTTGCTGATGCTCTAGGTGTTGCACTGTCCACACTCAAGTCAAGTGTTGCTACCTAAGAAAGGATTGTGTTATGGCTGAGCACATGCTGACTACCATTGACAATCCTTACGATCCATTCACACAGTGGGACGAGTGGTTCTCTTGGGATGCCAATGCTGGATACCACACACCATCATACCTAGCACGAGTCACTAGATCATCTGACGATTTGTCTGAGGCTGATCAATCTCTTGCTATCGAAGAAGCAATTGATGAGATTTGTGAATTGAATCCTTTGGGTTTGTATCGCAAAGTCTCAGATTCTTCGAAGGTGTGAGGGATCTTCAAAGGGGGAGGGGGGTCTCGCAAAGAACACCCCCCTTCCTCAT